AGGTACATTACCTCCACGTGTAATGCCTACAATGTAATCAGGACGCCAGTTGTCTGTGTACATCTGATTTACGATATTGGTACACATAACTTCTACATCATGCCAACTGTAAAACTTTTTATTAATCTGCATCTACTTCTACCCCTGTAATCTTATCCCAACGGAAACTGCGCCAGCCTTTTGCATTTACGTCCCACACCACGCAAACGTTTTCACTTACTTTGCGTACTTTTTTCTGCGATGCAGGATCTTCTTTTGTTGCAGGTGGAACAACATCTTCTTTAAGTGTGCAGGTCATTACACGTTCATCGCCGTTAAGTTTATTAAATTTTACTACTACATTACCACTATGCAATACATTATACAACCAGTCTCGTGTTTGTTGTTCGTTAAACTTTTGTATATCAATGTTCGAGTTCATATTTTTCTCTCAAGTAAGTTTCATTATCTACCCATTCACCATCTCTAATGAATCCCCATTCTCTCATTTTAGGTCCTGGGATAAACAGTGTCCAAGGTGTAACGCCAGGCTCTAGTTCAATCCTATGTAGACTTTTAGAACCGTTAAATCTAAAGTGCCCAGGCTTCCTCCAAAAACGTCCTTTAGGAGTAGTTTCCCAATATCCGCCTTTTAGAATAAGTGTAAAATAAGGCCACGGATGATCATGCAAATCATCTAAGTCACCTTTGTGGAATTTATGTAAGAATACATTAAACGGAAAACGTTTACGATCTTTTAAAAACAAATAATAACGTGTTAGATAAGGTTCGTTTTCATAGCGATCCATAATAACACGTTTACGACCAATTAGGTCTAACCAATCTAAAAAATCGAATCCACCGATCCATTTAAAAAATCTAAAACGGAATGTCATCTTTTTCCTCGTTATTTTCCTTGTCTGCTTTTACCATAGTATATACGTATAAAAACTGTTCCCATAATGCTTTGCAAGTTGGATTTGATTCAACTAATTCTGTATCTACATTAGTATATGAATCATCTATATCACCAAAACTCCATTCAGGACTGGAATCTATACCACTAATACTAAATGTAGGACTTATGTTACTATCGTATGTTAATGTGCTAGGACCGCTGTAACTTGAATCGATAGTTACTGTACCTGTGTTAGTTGAAATAGGACCGCAAGTTGTATAAGTTTGATCATCTATTGTTATAGTATAATCTTTATTTTCGTCACCCATGATTACCTCGGAGCAAATTCCTGTTGTAGTTTAATATTGTCCATAAACTCTTTTTTAGTTGCTGGATCATCTTTAAATGAACCTTTTAGTACAGTTGTTTGTGTAAGACTGCTATGTGCCATGATGCCTCTGTTTTCGCAACAACCATGTGTTGCCTGAATATAAACACCTAAATGTTTTGCATCTGTTGCCTTACTAATTTCTCTTGCAATATCATTGCAAAGTTCTTCTTGCAGTGTACCACGTCTAGCACACCATTGTGCGATACGTGTGTATTTGCTAAGTCCAATAACCTTGCCATTAGGAATAACACCAATATATGCAACACCTGTTACTGGCTGATGGTGATGTGAACAAACACTCTTTAGTTCTGAACGAACTACAAGCATACCTGTATATGCATCTTCTCCTTCATTAGGAAAAGCAGTAGCATTAGGAATAGTATCGTAACGTCCTGCCATTAGTTCGTTGTAATACATTTTTGCAAGACGTCTTGCTGTACCTTGTGAATTAGGATCTGTAAATCTATCGATAATTAGTGTATCTAATACTTTTTCAAATGCTTCAGTTGCTTCTTCAATTAGTTGTTCTTTTTCACCTTCGTTAATAAAGTCACTAATATTGTCGCCTGCCCAATAGCGTTTATTTGCTTCTTGCAAACGTTTTGTAATTTCTCTTGTTTTTTCCATTTATTTCTCCGAGTTTAAGACGTGGATGTCTCTTCATTGTATGATTGTAACACATTCTTTAGTTTTCTGCAACTAAAATATTCATCACTTAAGAATTTAACTAACCGATCTAGATTTACATAATGTTTCTTATGGTCATTCATAATCCAATGAATTTTTTCAATTAACTTATCTTTATTTGCAATATAACTATCCCAGTCTGTAGTCCATTCGCTTGGATACTTGAAATAGTCATCATACATTTCTGTATAACTTAATCTATCAGGCATAAGCGGAAACGAATTTACAATCGCACCTTCATATGCACTAATGCCTAATGTTTCTTGTAGGTTAGCACTAAAGATCATTTTACTTTCGCCTAGTAAGTTGTGATACTCGACTTTGCTTAATCTTTGATCTTGACAAACGACAAATTCATAGTCGCCTTGTAATGTTTCTTTTAAATCTCTAAAAATTTCAGGTTGTTTTTCTGGAGCAACTCTGTGAGGAAACAAAATTAAGTTTCTCTTCTGCATACCTTTAAATGGAACAAGTGAGTCAGCAGTATATTCCATAGGCCAACCTGTACGCACAATTTTTTTACTTTCACATAGTTTATCTGTGTCTTCTTTACTAATGCCTAGTAATTCTTTAGCAAACATATCTATATGAAAATTACTAGCAAAGTAATTATGGTTAAAGCATTCAAAGAAACTTTTCTCTGCGTGTCTTACCCAAGGTTTATTACCTACTAGTCTACCTAAAAAATCTGCAGGATCATAACTACCCGCATGCCATAATCCATGTGTTATTACATCAATACCTAACAATTCGGCCATGTATTTGATGTTAATAATACCTGGATGCCAAGCGTCTGTGAATAGTATATGATCCCCAGATTTAACTTTTCCTTTTGTAAAGGCTCTAGAAATCTTTTCGATCTGTGTAGACTTGTAAATGTTAGTACCACCAAAGTTTAAGAAAGCACCTGGTGTAGTAGCATCTGGAATATCATCAGCACCGTCAATAATTTCAACAGTTACTTTATTGTTATCAAATACACTAGTACTAGAAAGTATTTTAGGTACGTGTACCTTCCACTCACTTGTGTAACGTGTTTCAACACTTTCTAAGTCTACTAACCAAATCTTCATTCCTAATTCCTTTGCCTATTACGCTTACGAGCCAACTTTTTCTTAAGTCGGTTCTTATGCCTGTTATACATTTGCCAAGGATAACTTGCATTGTTGTACAAGTCCTTCTCATCAAACACATAACTCTTAGAGTCACCGTGAACCCAACTGTTCACGCACCAATCCTTGTATGATTCAAGGTCGTTAAAGATCTTTACGATCTCTGGGTGGTCTGCAAAATATGACACTGTCATCTCCTTTAATATTTTGCGTACTCGATATGGGCACCGTTTTCTCCATCTTCGCTAACGTCGATGTGTACTTCTCTGCCCGGGTGTTTAGCAATAATCTGATTATATAGATCATCGCAGATCATTTCACAACTCTTGTAGTCTAGTTCAAGTGTCTTCTCCTCGTACAGTTTTTCTAACCATCTTTTGAATTGAATAAATTCGATATCTCTGTCGTTGTGTGTAACAGTAATACCAACCTTGAAATGGAATATGTGTCTGTGGGGATATCCCAAAAACGAAACATCATATTCATCACCTGTTGCAAGACTAGGATCTTCTAGTGCCGCAGGATACTTGTGAATACCTTCCTTACGGAAAGTCACCCAAATCATTCTCTTTGCTGTATTCATAATACGTCTGTGATTGTCTTCTGCCATTGCTTCCTTCATCATGTTATCAGTTATACTCATATTATAGTGCCTTTCAGTGCTGTTGTCAAGTTAATCTTTAGGTTCGTCATTGCCATATTTGCTCCAATCTGTAAACTTATCACGTTCTAGTAAGCCGTGTACAGGTTGAATCCAAACTCCGGGATTAGAATGATCAAAATCAGCATCGTCGATTTTGATACAAGCATTATAGTTTAATTGATTTACATAAGGAAGTTTTACTGATAACATACTAATAAACTTGTGTTTTTCGTTAAAACCCATTTCTAGTACCCATTCGTGATACTTAACATCATAGTCTAGGGTTACCCAATAATTCTTATCAAGCAAACCGTGTATTAGATCTTCCCAATCTTCTTTTGGAACAAAACTATGATTAGCACCAAGATAGATATGATCAACGTGATTCTTTTTTGCCTTTTCAAGAACTTCTTCTAGTGGACGACAGCCTACAACAAATAGTGTGTCCATATCATATGCTGGTGTTTTTTCTACTTCAAAGCCTGTAAAGTACATTACATCATCTTTTACACCGTCTGCATAATCACGCTTCATTTTTTAATAGCCTATCAAGTTGATCTTTAATATAAAGTTTAGTTTTCTTTAGTTTAATTAAAAGAGCCTTATGGCCGAAGTCTCTATACATTGTACGCTCTTTTTCTATTTCGTCAACCTTTTTAGAATAGTATTCATGCTCTTTGGTTAACTTTTTTACTGCTTTGTTTTTTATTTTAGCCATTATGCCTCCTCAAATAGATTTGCAAATTGTGTACTTGCGTTTACAGTTTTCTTACCCGTTGCTCCTCTAGTGCCAATAATTGACATCCAGAATCTTGAAAATTCTTCTATGATTGCTTCGGCTTCGTCTCTGTTTGACGTTGCAAATATTGCCTCCACAACATCTCTAAAAAATACCCTGTTAAAGGACTCTTCCACAAGCATGTTCGGAACTGTTCCGTTGTCGTATTGCCTGTTCGCTTCTTGTACTGCATTAATGTGACTCCATACATTATGACCCATTTGGATCGCATAAGAAAAACTATCCCATGATGTTTTTCCTTCTTTGCCTATTTTATTTAGGTCTCCTGGCGCATAGATGCAAACATCTTTTGCCTGTAAACTTTGTGTAATAGGACTATCTAAGAAACTTCCGTGTTTGCCTTCACGTACAAATGCTTGTCCAAATGATGTTGTATCAGTTGCCAATGCTTTGTCGTCAATGCTAGGTACCATTCTGTATACCCATTTAGTTCTGTCTTTTGTTTCAAGTTCACAATAAATTTGACCATTTGCTGTTGCTAGGAACGGAGAAGCACAGTCAAATGTAATTGTAAAATTAGGATTGTGATACTTACGAACTGCTCTTTGAATATCTGTTAAGAGCGTTGCCCACTCTAGTTTGCTTGTACCTAGGAAGTGCATAAAGTCATGCACACCTTTTTCAAGTAAGCCGTCAAAACGTAGTGCTACTAATCTTTTAAGAACAAGATGTACATCACACATATTCTGTCCACCCATTGACCAACCGTTAAAGTGTGTGTCTGGGAATTGCTTAGGATCGCAATAGTGTTTCATACGCTGATACCAATCTTCTGCGTCAGCGTGATTTTCACCTTGTAGAACGTTTAAGAACTTACAAGCACCTGTTCTGTGCTTCATAAAGTAGTCGTTATTGATTTTAGTTGCATTAACAGCATCAATGTATGTACTAATACCTGTTGCTTTAGCACCAGCAGGCGAACGTGCAACCCATGCCGGGATATCAAGGATCATACCGTAGTCCATATAAGCGTCCATCCACGTAAGAACTTGCTCACGTTTCTTTTGTGCCTTAGGACAATTAGGATCTTTCCAATCACCTTCCCAAACGCCTTTACCAATCTGGAAGCCGCCTGAGTCACCTAACAGCCAACTGTTCTCACGATCACGTTCTCGGATCATAAGTTCTTTAGGAGCATCTTTGTTTATATCAAGTTCTGCATGTCCTGCCGAATATAGTGTCCAGTGATATTGAAATATACCCTTTTGACGATTAAGCCAATTAAGTCCTTCCATATCATTGTTAGGAAAAGGAATACGGCTCTTTTCAACATATTCTTCTTTACGTTGCTTACCAATAAATGTAGCATAAAAGCCACTCAACGCCGGAAGAAATATTGCGTAGTCCTTTTGCTCTGCTGTTAAGTCAGTTCTCAAAATTTATCTCCTACTTGCTTTGTGCAGGCAAAATATATTCATATGTTGCTAGTCCGCTGTCAACTTGAATTTGCATTGCACCTTGATCTGAAATACGCATAGTCTTATCACCATCAAGATTTAAAATAGCCATTGTTTGTGCTACTGGCCATGCCCATTCATTTTTAAGGCTACCTGTTACGCCTGTTGCAAAAACAAACTCACCTGCGTGTGTACTTGCATCACCAAACTTAAATTTAATATCTGTACCATCTGTAATAACAGTAAACACAGTTTCTTCTGCATTTGCAGTTGCTTGTAATTTAAAACGTTGTACATTAGCAACAGTAGGTTGTACTTCAACGTCCCAGTTAGCACCTTTAAATTTAACAGTCTTAAGTTTTTCGTTAATGATGTCTGCGTTCATAAAACGATAATCGTTTTTAAAATCGCCGGCGGCATTTTCAAAGTGAATACCTACTGGAATAGTTTGACCGTTACGATCAGCAGTTACAACATCAATTGATGCTCCGTCTTTATATTCTGGACACTTCAAGTGAATGTCTAGTTTATTTAGGTTAGGCATACCAAATGTGCCTTTCATTTCTACTTGAGCATTTTTAGTATTTGCCTGTAGAATAACAGAACGATCTTCAGCCATGCTGTCGATTCCTGTTTGTGCATCATCACCGTTGACCTTGACAATATTCAAAAAGCCAAGTGCGTGTGTATGTGCTACAATATCTTGTAAAATGTCTTTCATTTGTTTTCTCCGTTCCTTTTACATATTATATTTAGAAAATCATTCAAAGTCAAATAAATTATTGAATGTATTCTTCTGTTCGGTTGATTTAATATCCCAATCCAAAACGCCTAATAAGTTGCCAATTTTGTTATCGATGATAACTGATTCCATTTCATCGTCCGCAAACGGAAGTTCTTGGAACCAACTTGGTATTCTTAGTTCGTCTGTAGGATATGCAACCGAAGTATATCCCATTGGATTGTTTTTTAGTTTACAAACAATAACTTTCATTCCATCAACAATGTTCATAGAATAGTTGTCACTGTTCATTTCTTTCAGATTATTCCAGTTAATACTTGCCCTTACATGTCCTGGCATATTAACTTTACCTTGCTTTTTAAGTTTAGCAAGATAATCTGTAATGTTGTTTGCACGTTTAGGCGAGCCTTTTTCCCAGCCTGGTCGTGCTTTAAATTCAGTTCTAAACTCAGTAATCATATCAAGCACTTGTTCTTCTTTAGCACCTGTTAGCACTGCTAACAAAACTTCGCTTAAGAAGTCTTGCATAAACACAGGAGTATCTGAACGTTTGAGATCGAGGCCCATTGCTTTTACTTTGCCTGGTTTGCCATCAACGTCTTTACGTTCGCCTTCGTTATCAAAAATTAAAATTGCATAACGTTTCTTGGTAATGAATAATCCTTTTTCACCTACAACTTCTCTACCTGCGGCAATAACACCTTCACTTCTTGACTTAGGACAATGAAATGCATCGTTCATAAAGTTAGGAAATGATTTGTTTGCTTCTTCACAGATTTGATCATACAATGCAATAATGCTGTCTTTGTCCCATGGGATATCACCTTTTTCGATCTCAGGACGCAAACTTGTATATGCACTAAAGTAACAAGAGTCTGTATCTCCATATATAATTGCTTTACCTATGTGATCATAATCACCTGTAACAATTTCATTTACTTTAGCACTCATATGCTTAACAATAGCACGACCTGTTAGCGTAGTTGATTGTCCAATCCGTGGATCAAAGAATCTACAACCTGGATTAAGAATAGCACCATATAAACTGTTTAAGTTAATCTTTTTAACCAACTGTCGCTTGTCCCAGAATGCAATTTCTGTTTTATTTCCTGCATCAATTGCTTTACGCATTTTGGCTTGTAATTCTTTACGTTCAGCATACCAACGCTTTAACAGTCCTGGAATAACACCATCAAATTCTGTAGTTAATATAGTTCCGTTAGCACTTAACATCCAAGGTTGATTGCTTTCGAAGATTAGTCTATAAACTTCCGCGGCACTCATTACATCACTTTCGCCGTTTTCCCATAGAACTGTAATCTGCTTGTCTTTGCGTTGTTCCATAACAAAATCATATTCTAAACTGCCGAAACGCCCTTCCCAAGCCGCCGCAAATGACTTCTTACGCAAGGTCATTTCATCACGTACATATTCTTCTGTGTATTCTGGTTTTAGTTGTCCTACAACAGTTGCTGGATCCATGTTCAAACTTCTAATAACGGAAGGATACAGTGAATTCAAGTCCATTGACCCAATCCAGTCATGCAATCCTTTTTTAGGATATGCAACATACGCACCTGCCGCCGGTTCTGAGCCAGGCTCTCTGTGTACTCTGTTAGGAACTACAAAGCCACGTCTATGTGCTTCATTAATGATTGCTTGTTCTGTAACTGCAACAGCACCCATTGTGGTGGGTAGCAAAACTGTATTTGCATGTGCAAGTTCATTGGCTAGATCAATAAACTTTAGTTTTTGGTCCAACTTGTCCAGTAGTGCAACGTCTTGTCGGTTGTATTCGATAAACGTTCGGAAGTCATTGTTATAAAGTTGATCGAGCGTACCTTCGTACACAGTCTTCTTTTCACCGACTTCCATTTCACCAATGGCATCAAGCCTGTAAGTGTGTCTTTCTTCATACGTGTATTTACGATACAATTCCAAACTATCTAAATGCTGTCTGCCTATTAGGTCATAGGTTTCCTGTTCTCTTCCGAACTTTTCATATGTTCTTTTCTTAGGATATTGACCCCATAAACAAAAGCGTCTTGTATCTTCTTTAGATAGCACTCGTGTAATTCTATTAACAGTGTATGGAATATCATAACCTTCACTGTTCCAACCACTTAGTATATCTGCATCTTCAATTAGTGTAAGGAACGTATCAAGCATTTCTGCTTCACTATCAAACAAATATGTGTTAGGAAAGTCTTTTACAGCATACTTGGCATCGTCCATGCTCATACCCTTTGGTGGCATAGCAAGTGTAATAAGACTGTCAAGCCATTGTAGGTGTACTGTGATAGCAGTAATAGCAGTAAAAGGATCTTCAGGTGAACTGTACCCACGTTCTGGGTCAAAGTCAACTTCGATATCGAAAAACGCTTTGTGCAAGTCGGGTGCGTCTTGACCTAAATAATTTTCTTCAAGTAATCTGTATACCGGATTGATGTCTGCTTCAAACAATCCTTTGTGCTTGTTAATTTTTTGTTCTTTAAGATATTCTTTCCAACTCTTACATACAACACGGCTTACAGGATCGCCCATGGTACTTTTTTGTTTACCACGTGCATCGCCATAATAAAAAACATATCTTGCGGGGAATTCTCTGTATTCACGTTCGCCGGCTTTAGTTCGCTCGACTACTTTAATAATATCTTTGTCGCGATCCCAGAGGGCATCTACATAACTCATTTTTTCTCCTGTTTGTCACTTTCGGCTGACAATACCAAATTGTGTCGTTTATGGCCGACTGTACCTTCATCGTAGTACTTATGCCTACTACTCTGAGTTCCGTTTTTTTCTGCCTTTTTTTGCCTGTTTAGGTTTAATGCCGTGTTCTTTATACCATTTCGCTTTAATTTCTGCATCAGTCCAATGAGGTACTCTATCTAATCCACCAGCACCTTGTGCCGCACCCGGCGCCACTTTTTCAATCTTGCCACCTTTAGCAAGAAACGTTTTCATTAATTCGTCTAGTTTTTCTTGCTGTTCTTCTTTAGAAGGTCCATCTTCTTTAGGATTATAATTTCTTCTAATGTCTATTGCCATAAAACTCCTTAGTTGTATAACAATATAACATTATTTTCACTCTTTGTCAAGTTCTATTTGCTCAAAATACATATTTGCATTTCTGCTTTTATCATCTATCCAAAGATCATAATGGGGTTTTCCTAGTTTTAAACTTGTATATTTTACACCCCAATCTTTTAGTTGCTGTTTTGTAAGTTCTGTATAATCAATTTTACTTTGTTGACCTCTAGCAGTCCAATAGTGTATTTCGTGTCCTTGATCAAACAGTTCGTTGAAATGTTCTATTCTTTCTTTGTAAGGTTTTGATAAACTATAATGTTTACCCAATTCTTGATCACATATAGTTCCGTCAATATCTACATAGTAGATCATATTTTCCATTCCATCTTTTCTTCAAGGGCATGTTTAGCACCGTGGATATAATCACGATCTTCTTCTTGCAATGCACTCCAAAATTTGGATACACTTTCAATTAGATCAAGTACATCATCTGGGTGATGAAGGTGATGATTACCTTCCATCCATTCCTGTAGTTGATCCATGCGTTGTTTAATTTTTTGTTGTACTGGTTTAGTAAGATCGTAATCGGTCATTATAACCATCCCATTGCTACACAAAACCCAAAAATGTTTACTGTAAAGAAATAGTAAACCATTACTAATGGCCATGCAAGTTTACGTCTAGTGTATGTAAAAATTGCAAGTGCCGATCCTAACATAAAACCTGGATACACAATACGCATATCTGGATTATCTGCATTTATGGCCAGTGTCATACTTGCACCAATAGTTACAAGGGTGCCTAGCATTTCTAGCCAAAAGCATAAAGGATCTTGTTCTTTAGCCTGTTTCCAAAACTCAATTATTTTTTTCAATTACTTGTCTCGACCAGTAATTGTAATAATAGATTCTAGATCGTCGAAGTCACTAGATACTTCACCCCAGTTTGCTTTGTGTGCGATTGAAATTGCTTTGTTAATTAAACCCGGCTTTACATCAATTTCTTCTGCTACTGCTTTTACAGTATCTCGTAAGCCTTCATTTAAACTTTCAACTTCTGACTTAACTTGTACACCGTCGTTAATTACCTGCATTAGTTTAGCCTTTTCTTCAGGACCAAATACTTTTGAACTCATAGGTTACTCCTTTGTTTATTTTGTATATTATATATTGATTTATTCTGTGTGTCAACCTTTATTGACAGTAATGGTTAATCTTTTAACCCTTCACCTTTGTCTTTATATGCCCATTCATCTGTATGTCCAACGCTCCATTTTGGATTGTTTTCTACAGTATAGTTTTGAGTGCATACTTTGAAATCTGGCGTCTTTCTTTCGGTTGGAATTAGGCTTTGGTCTGTGAATACTACTCTGTTGTTTGGTTGTGCGGCAAATTGACCATTATCTAGTTTAATAATATTAAATGTTTTGTGTTCTGGATCATGTTCTGCAAAATTTATATCAAGTGTCGAATGCTGTGCATGACAAGTGTCAAGTGTAAACATATATTCACCTTTGTGCATTTTGCGATCTTTTCCAAAGAACTCGCAATCACATAGCATAGGCTTTTTAATTAGTGTAATATCATAATCAAAACAGTCCCATATTTGCAGTGTGTCTAAGGGAAGTTGGTTGTCTTTGTCGTAATTTTCTTTCCATACAAACGCTGATATTGGAAGTTTGTCGTAAAGAGCACCGTATTCGACTAGTAGTGTTTCAAAGTAAAGTGCTTTGCTTTGTATACTTCTAATACTAATCCACATGCCCGGAGTAAGTTCTCCGTGACCTTTTTGATGATCATATAAGTATTCTTTTTTAACAAATACTTCAACGGGTGGTAGGTTGTGTACTAGAAATGCCATAGTAGTCCTGTTGTTAACTACTACTATTTAGTTTTTTTGGCTGTTACTTTTTTAGATTTGTATAGTTTAGCGTGTGGAACTTTCAAGTTCTTTTTACCGTATATATTACCTATTTTGTGTGTATACGACATGTGTGCTGGATCTAATCCGTAAAAGTAATCTGTTACTTCACGAATTTTCATGTTAAACTTTTACGCCGGGTTTTTGAACTGGTTGTTGATTTTTTTGTAAAAATCTTTCAAGAGCGTCTATAGTGTTTTGTAAATCACGTTCTTCGGTTGGTTTAGCAGACATACCTTGCATACCTTTTAGCATAGGTAACATCATTATAATCAACTTATTCATTTGCTGAACCGGACCTATTTTTTCTAGAATACCTAAAAACTTTTCCATTGCTTGGTCCGGCGGAATAGTGCCTTGTTGAAATCCTTGATTTGTTTGCTTTAATTGTCTTATAAGCATTTGATCGTTTTCATTAGTTCCAGTAGTAGCATTCTTAATCCATTTTTTTAATCTTGCAAGAACACTTGATGTCTGACCTGTTGTTTTAGTCTTTTGTTTGCTGTTGTGTCCAAATGTTGAATCTAAACTACCTTTTACGTCTGACCAAGTGTTTTCACTAAACTCTATAAATTTCATTATTTTTGGTCCTCTAAAAATTCTAAATATTCTTTGAATAAACTTTTACTGGTAGGTTTTGCTTTATCTTCTGCACTAAGTTTATCTTTGATAATTTTAGATCTTCTTAGTTTGATAGCATCTGCTGTTTCTTTATCCATTGAGCCTGATTTACGAATTTGTCTTTCTAAATCATCTAGATCTTTTGTATGTCTTTTAAGTTTGTCACTGTCTTTTTCTTCGTTATACATAACTGCTTCGAAAATTTTATTCAACTTGCTTTCGATGTTATCTAGTCTTGCTTCAATTTCTGCATAAGGATTTGTATTTGAAGGAATAGTTTGTACAGGCTCAGCATACATAGTGCTTGGATTTGGTTGTGCTGGACTTGGTCTTGATCTTGGTGTGCTGTTTCCTAGACCTGCTAGTGCCGCCATGTCATTTGTGCTTACATCTGTAACACCCGGAATATGTTTGCCACGAACACTTTCGTTAACATTTCTTGCATGTGCATTTGCATTTACGTCAGTTCCAGAACCTGTTGATTGTTCTTTTGCTGGTGCAACCGGAGCGTCAACTGTTAGTCCTTGGTTTTTAATTCCTAGTTGATTAAACTTGTTTAGTATGTTGTGAATATCACTCATAATTAACCTTTTACTTTTTAATTTTTACACAGTTATCAACTGTTTTTCCGCCCTTTTGTTTGGTGCCCATACGCTTGTAGCCTTTCCAGCATACTTTGCCATCAACACCTTTTTGCTTTTCTTCATCAAGTGTAGTGTAACTAGGCTTACCACATTCTTTACATAAGCCTTTTGATTCGTTAAGTTTGCGTTCTAAACTTTCAAAGTAGTCATCTTTAGCATCTTTCATTGACACCATGCGTTTCTTTTCCATAGCCTGTTGACGCTCACCTTCCATGTATGCATGAAGTGTTTTGATTTTTTCGTGTACACCACTTAATTTATTTTGAAACCATTCTGGAAATACGCCACCTTTGTGTACGTGATCTCTGATTTCGTCAGCCGCATATTTAATAAATGCAATTTGATTATCTAGCATTTCACCTTCGTAATCACTTGCTGGTTCGTCATAGTGATCTTCTTGTACACTATTTGTTTGTATTTGATTGATTTTTTGTCTTCGGCTATCCATTTGTTTCGTTATAATTTGGTGCGATTTATTCATCAGTTCTAATTGTTTATCAAAATGTTTCATAAACTGATCGTGTGGCATTTTGCTATAATCTATACTATCAAGTTTTTTTAATTCTTGTTGTATATATTGAAATTCTCTTGCAAGAGAGTCATCTTTAGTAGGCACTGCTCTTCTGCCATCTGTACCCATTTGTTTAAGAGTAGCATCATTAGGAAAAACACCAAATGCTTGTCCTATGTTTTTCATTAAATAGGCAAATGGTCCATTTGTGCTTGGACCCATTCCAACTTCAGAAACTTCAGTTTCGAATACTCTATCTAAGATTTCTTCTCTTGTGTAACTTTCCCCTTGTGCAGGATTGCTATTGGTATTATTTGGGTTTCTTGCTCTTAATGCTTTTAAATTTTGTAATTCCTTATTGTTTAAACTAGCATTTTGTTTGTATTTTTGTGTAAGAACATTAAGAGTTTTTTGTGCGTTATGTAACGCATCAGCATATTTTTGAATTTCACCTACTGCGATTTCTAAATCTGAATATTTTGTTTTGTCATCAGCAGTTCTAATTTGCATTGGCATTTTTATGTACTCCTCTTTAGTGTGCCACCAAATATTGAAGTCCCTTTCATATCTAGTGCATTGTCGGTTGGTTTTTGTTTTTTTGCTTTTGGTGGATTAGGTACTGCACCTACCAAAGACCCGTATTTTTTACGTGTCTTTTTATCACCAATAGCCATGTGTGGATTTACAACTACAGATACATCGCTTACAGAAGTGCCGCCTGCTGTTGCTACTTCGTCTAATTGATTAAGTGCATTAAAGATTGTGTTTTCTGTTTTTTCTTCTTTGTGAAAAGGACTATATTTTTTGTAAATTTTCATATCAGGATCTAGGATTTTCATCATACCGCTGATTGCTTCTGACTCTTTTTGTCCTCTTTGCCATACGCTGTGATCATCACTGTATTGATAAGTCCAATCATGACTTTTAAGCATGTCAACGTATTTGTCCATTGCTTCAGGACCTAAATCTTTTACCTGCTGTTGTCTAATTTTTTCAGAACGATCAATTTCTGCTTGTTTTTCGGCTTCATCATCTTGATATACTTTACCAAGCACATCTTTCATTTTGTCATTCATAGGACCAAGTTCTGCTGGGTCTGCTTCATCCATCTTTTTATACTTTTCTTTGCGTGGAATAACTTTAGTCTTGTCCTTGTGAGCACCAGCGGCACCACTACGGCGTATATCCTGCATTGTTTGTGCGTTAGGATCACGTGCTTTAATAGGCTTATCTTTGCCCTCTACTGTAACAGTGTTATCTATGTCTAGCATTTTCATACTACTATTTACCCTTTTTTACGTCCTGATTTCATGTTTGCACACCAGTGATACATCTTTGCTTTTTCGCCACTAGCGTTTTTTGCCTTCTTACGTAAACTAGTTACCGATCCTTTGCAACTAGCACCGGCACGTTTGACTCTACCCGGGCGTGATTTACCCTTTTTTTTACCGTCTGCAAAGTTTTCTACAACCTTTAGTAGATCGTCTATAGGTAACTCTTTACCTGTTTTTCTTTTAAAGTTAACTCGCAGGTAACGCATTATATTAGTAAATTCTTCTCTAGACAGTTTTCCTGCTTTTAAATCTTTAGAAGCATGTCGAATCATAGCCTTTGCATTGTCTAATGCTCTAGGAAAATTTATTTGTTGGGCTCGTGCTATTTCGTCTGGAGTTCTTTTTTTATTAACTGCTTTAAGCAAGTCATCTACATAACCGCCGTGATCATTAGCAGGTTTTTGCAGATTAGGTTTTTGCGTTTTTGCTTTGTCTAATGCTTTTTTAACTGCGTTAAATCCGTATCTTTTTACAAGTTCTCTAATCGTTACACCAGCCGCCGCTAGTGCCGCAATTACAGCAGGATGTTCTACAATAATTGATTCTTCTATGTTTTCATTCTTTTTTTTACGGCCAGCACAGTGCGCCTTTTGACTAAATCCTTTGGGATTACTACAATCAATGCTTTTCTTATATTTTGCACTCCACTTTTCCATGACCGTTTTTACTTCCTCAAGTGTAAGTGGAATACGAGCAACTTCAGCATAACCGCTGTTCAGTTGTTTTAGCACTTCGTATCTGTGATGTCCGTTAATAATTCTATAGTTTTTATCTACTACAATAGGAGCGAAACGATTCTCTGTAAGACGTTTATACTGCTTTTGTAGATTTTCTGTAACAAGTTCTTTTTGCACTGGACAAACTACCTCCAAGTCTACTGTTTCTACAGCGTGTGGAATATAGTTTAAGTGTTCTTTAGTTACCTGTGGCAATTCTGAACGTTTATATGTTTCTTTTGGTTCTTGTGTGACTCTAGTGCTTACCATTAAGTCACTGTCTTGCGGTTCTTGTACATCTCCCCTAAAGAACCTGTCCAATCCCATTTTAATAGTTTCAAGTGAATCTTCGTCGGCTTGATACTTAATACCATAACCGCCAGCCGCGATCCAGTCACGTATATTTTTACCCCTATCGTCTATGAGAATGTTTGGGGTACCGTCCGGTTGGGTTGCCCACTTAGGCTTTCTACCAGTAATGATAATATCCTTTGGTAGTGGGTTAAGATGCTTTGATATCCAAACTCTTTTGTGTTTTTCAGAGTTTTTATTATCCCCGCGTAATGGACTTGAACAAATATTATAATGATCAGTGTAACTTAGTACTAGTTTTAACAGTTGTGGTACTGTTTTAAACATAGGCAGTCTTGCAAAAAAGTCAGTGCCTATCATTTTGTCTAGTGTAGGATCTACTTTTGCAGGAGGTATATCTCTGTATGAGCCTGTAGTTACTCCTGCTAACTTTGCATACTCCGCAAAGAAGTCAGCCAAGACACCGTCCATGTCTAGATAAATTTCTGTAGGAGTATTATCTGTTTGGCTCATTATTTTTTGCGTCCTCTAAATCCTGTTGGCATGCCTGTCATGTATGGTCTACTAAACCATAACTTAAACCAATCACTGTCGCCCGGTTTTACACCTAGTTTCTTTTCTTTGTCTTTTAGTGCCTGTGCTGTGTGCGATATGTTTTCAAAGTTAACAGGTTGTTGACCTTTAAATTCGTTAGTAATACCAGCAAGTTTTTGTAATTCTTCTTTGGTCACTTATAGTCCTTCTAGCATCCTTGCAATAACTTGATCTAGTGCGCCTTCAAAATCGCCTTTTTCCATTAACTTCGCCGCTTTAGGAAATTTATTTGCTAGGTCTTCATATGTATCTATAATAGCATCAACATCTTGTTCTGAAATATCTAACTTAAGAGCAATGTTTTTCCTCATATCCGGATCAGTTGCATACACCATGTCAGGTAACATTTTGCCTATTTCTTGTGCTATTCCATCTTTATTCCATTTTGCGTATGTTTTTAGCATACCAAAATTATAACCCATTCTTGTTAACTCTTGGCTACCCATTCTAGCACCTGCTCTAGCAAAAGGAATACCCTTCTTAATAAGGTTATTGTAGATATCCTGTGAAGTAATTTGCTCTAAAGGTTTTTCAATAACTTGTTCTAGGTATTGTCTAACTTCTTGCACTCTACCTGCAACTTCTTTGATTGCATTGATAATGTGCATGATTTCTTGTTTGCCTTCGATTATAAAGTCTCTTGCTCTCATATTAGTTTATACCCCTTCATCATTTTTTTAAGGGTGCCTTTCTTAACATCCTTAGTTGTGTTTTGTTTAGTAATTATACCTACGCCAGCCGCTTCTTCAGTTTGTGTATCTTGTATGCCCATACCTTGACGTACTCTATTGTACATTTGTTTTGCAAGAGTTTCGTTACCAGGAACACTGCTTTTAAAACCAGGCTGTGTTTGACCTGTTTCGTCTTTCCAATCTTCAAATTTTCCTTCAGCGGCAAGTTTCTTTACCTTACTTGCACTCATACCCTCAATACCGTCAGCATCTGGATCACGTTCTCCACTGCTAAACACTCTTATGTTTCTAAATGCAAAAGGAATTTCGCCTGACTTATCAGGTTTGTTGTTATACTTGTCAACTAATGATTGGTATTGATCTATTCTATCACTACCTGCAACAATAGCAACATTTGTATAACCTTTGCCTTGCAAACTTTGTAAGGCTTGTATTATTGTTTTAATACTTGAGTTTCTATCAATCGAAATCTGAAACATTTCGCTTGCAAAATGTAATTTTTCTGCAAATGATAATGGATTCTTTTTAGCATCCTGTGTCTTTGTTAAAAAAAGAATTGGATCGCCTTGAGTCTTTTGTGCAATAGACTTAACAGTTTCAATAACCTTGTTATGTCCGATGGTAGGCGGATTCATTCGACCCCATGCTATAACTGCTGTTTTTTGAGGTTGTGCTTCTAGCAACTCCTTTAGTAGCATTATAACTCCTTAGGATCGTATTGGCCGTCTTTAATTTCTTCTAAGTGACTTTCAGCAAACTGTCTTGCTACTTTTTCTTTAAGATCTTTTGTATAAATTTCTTCAACGTTACCTGGAAGTTTATATTCTTCTTGATACTTTTTACATCCTTGTTCAACCATGGCCATAAAACATTCATAACAAGAATCATCGTCTAAAAGATTTTTTCTTTTTAATTCATCAACCGCAGGTAAAAAGTATTCCTTATGTAGGTCGTCTTGTTGTTCGATATAAAATTTAATATCGTCTACAAGTACATCAGGAGTATCGGTTGATATGTTATTATCAAAAAGTTCTTTTAAGAGCATTGTGCATCACCATTTTCTGCATGACCAGTAACGTGCTTTGTGCTTAGGACCCGGTGAATCACAGTTGTGTCTTGCACGGAAACTCTTACGTCTCTCCGGATTAGATCTTTTAATTTTCATATCTGGATCACCGAAGTTAACTTTAACTACGTTACCTTTTGGATTTTTTACGTATACTTTAAATTTCTTAACGTCACCACGCATTGGCTTGTTAAGTTTTACAGTACGTCCTTGATATTCTGCTTCTTCTATGTGTTCTTCGTTTTCGCCGATCCACCCAAATGATTCATAAAATTCGTCACCGTGTAGTGTTACGTCATTTAAGCCGTTAAACCATTCTGTAATTTCTTCACTTTCGTTTTGAATGCTTTCTAGTTCAAGATCTTTAAACAATTCTTTTGCTTCATCGCTCTTAGGGTCGAGCATTTTGTCTTTGAAGTTCTTTTCTGCTCGTGCTACCATATCTGGATCACCCTTACGTGTTTCTTTGCCTTGTGCATCTCTTGCATATACACCTGACTTAGGTGGCATAGTTGGATTACCATCTGGACCAGTTTGTTGATTTTTAGGATCAAATGGATCAGTTGCCTGTGCATCATTTTGATAGTTAGGATTTCCGTCACCTACATTGTTATCAGTTTGTACCCAACCGTTGCTGTGGTGACTGTTTTTAAACTTTTCAATTTCTTCTGGTGTAGCATAGATTCTATATTTCTTACCTTGCCACTCCCAATGTGTTTTAGGTTTGCTAGTGTCAATATTAAAATTAACTGTATTACCGTTAGATTGAATACGTCTGTTGTGATAAGTTAATGACTCATACATGCCGTCAAATTGTAAATCAGGCATTGTGTCAGTAGTATTACTACCTGCCTGAGAAGTTCCAGTTGTACTATCGGTTCCATCAGTACCTGCTTTACCTGTAAGTTCTGCGGCCATGTCTTGTGCATCGTTTTTAATAACGTTTGCCATTTTTTCAGCATGTGATTTACTTTGTAATGCCATGTCTAGTTCGTTTTTATTAACAAGATCTGCTAACTCTTTCTTGCCTCTTAACGCACTACCTGCAATCATAACTTGAATGTCAGTACCTTGTTCAACCATTTGAGTCATATCTGCAAAGGCTTGTTCATCTCCACGGTATGCTCTATTAACAGTTAGAATTGCTTCTCTCCATTCTAGTTTATCAGTAGCATCAACTGCTTGTAATTTTAATGCTAACATTTTTAATTCGTGATTGATATTTCTTATTTCGCCTGCCTGTTTCCATTCAGCAAAACTTAAATCAGCAAGTGCTTCGTTACGGTCAGTGTAGAAGTTACCGTCATCACTCTTGCTCCAATGTTTATATTGATCAAGTGCTACCCAACGGCTACCAACTTTTCTATGTGTACCTGTGTAATCACCATTACCTTGCCAACCCGGAGGATTGCCTTGGAAATCTGCATTAAACTCTTGACCGTATTTGTATGCAGGTAAACCAAAGCCTAGATCTAATAAACTTTGTACTTGAAACTCACGTGTTACTTTACCAGTCCAAATTGGGCGACCGTCAACTGCCATTGGAACATAACTTTTTCGTCCGTCAGCAAATCTAATTGCTTGATACATTCCACCGCCACGTTTAATAGGCTCTTCGTCCCAAAGGATTTCAAGTTGGCCACGCTCATTAAGTTGACCTTCTTCTTCTATGGACTTTGCGATATCGCTTTTAAATGTAGAAGTCGATTCAAATTCATCTTCGTTATCGTCTTTGTAGGGTATTTCTGAATCTGGGTCTTTTACTAATGGTAATTCTTTATGTTTTTCCATTGCGGCTTGAACAACTTTAACAAGTTCAGGTCCAAGTTTTTTCTCGCTGTCATGGACCATATTGCCCACTTTGCTTATAAACAAGGAAAGTTCATCATTGTTTTTGATTAGTTGTGCTAGTTCAGATAGTTTAAAAGCAATCTCTGCTCTTTCATCTGTAAATTGTTTAATGTTAGCACTGCTGTATTTGATTTGTGATTTGCTTGGTTCAGCAAAAACAGCGTCATTGATATCAGCAATTACATCAGCGGCAGTCTTGTACTCTTTACGTTGTACTTCCTTCTTTGCCTCAGAAGTAATACTGTCTATTTTATCTATTAAATTTCTAAAGTCCATAATTTATACTCCTACTGAAGTATTTATACAAAAGGACTTATCTTCGAAAGGGTTTGATTTCTGTGATTTCTGGTGCGTTTGCTGTGAATTCGTATCCAGCCATACTACCCACATATAGGTCTGCTCTTCTATGCATTAACCGTAGTTTAACCGTGTTTAAAACTATGTCTATGTACTCATTTTCAACAAATCTTGTAAGATATGCTTCTTTTACTTGCCCGTTGTCAGTACATTTAACGTTTATTGTTTCTGGTAGGTGTTGTGTATACATTTATGATCCCTCACATAGTGAAAGAGGCCCCGAAGGGCCTCTATCGATAGTTTTAATTAAGCAACTAAGCCTTTAGCCATTGCTTTGTAACCAGCCGCGATAACTGCTCTTGACGCAGTACCTAGTCTGTACTTTTTGTATACTCTACCTTTGCTGTCTTTAACAGTGTTTAGGTATACTGGAAAACCGTTGAAGCGTAATGCTTGGATTACTGCACCTGGGTTTCCTGCACCAAATCTTGATTTGATTTGAGCCGCAGTTAGTTCATTACCGTCTTGTAATGAAGCAAGTACTTTAGCCTGGATAGTTTTAGTATTATTAGTCATATTTTCTCCTATTGACATTTTAAATAAAACACTTTGCAAAGTGTTACTCTATTATAATACGCTCTTTAGCATATAAAGTCAATAGCAATATAGAATTAATTTAGCCAAAATGACTATTATTGGACTGTGTAGCCGTTTCCACTTACTTCAATTTCGTAATCACCCTTGATCACTGAAGCAATAGTGTTTGCCATTTCGTCTGCTCTTTCGTTGCTTAGTTCTTGTGTAAGAGAAACTTCGTAGACATGATGTCCTTCAGACGTGGTATACGACTCAAATGTAATTTGGTTTTCTGCAGATTCAAGTAAACATTCGTCCAAAGTGTGTGACATAGCACCTGCAAAGGTACGCATAAACTTTTCGTCTTGTTGTTCGTTGAAAATAATTCTTACAAAATGTTCACTCATTAGTAGTTTACCCTTATATAATTTACAGTGCCATCTGTAAAGTTTGTAATCTTTGCTCGTAACCAAACAAAGTTACCATCAAAGTTATACATGTATGATCCGTCTCTATTTACAGTACCACCGGCAACTGTTGCAGTATGTTCTGTAGAATCAACATCAAACCAATCATCTGCTGTTGGTTCTGCAACTAATGTTGCTTGGATAATAATTGTGCCGTAAAATCCGGCAACTTTTAGTGCATAGGTGTGCGAACCATCGCCGCCTTTGTAGTAACCATCGCCTTTGACTTTATCACTGATGTATTCTTCAGCGGTACTGTCACCAGGATGATTCACTTGAACAGTGTCTGATCCGTTGATTGTAAATTCAAAATTCGTACTTAGTTCTGGCATAGTACTTTTATTTATTTAATTTTGATTTTATATGCTTGTGCCATGCGGTTAACATCCATGCCTTCTACTGCTGTAATAGCGTCATATTTCACTTTAAAAATATGATCTTTACCAGCATCACAACGATCCCAGCCTTTTGCTGAATCTTCGCCTAGGCTTCCAATAACAACATTTTTGTTTACTTCAATAGGTTGTCCGCCTAACCCATTTGCTGTTACAATAGCATCAATGTTTGTGCCATCAACTATAACTTGGCGTTTGATTAGTTCCTTAATTATTTCCTTCTTAACCATTTTTTTATGCATTATATTTCCTTTTCTAGTTTGAATTCAGTAATACTTTTAATTGCATCACCAAGATACATTTGTAATAATAACATCATTTCTTTATTTGTCGAGTATAAAAATTTACCATTTAGATTAAAACCGCCCGATTCGATACTTTTAATTGCAGTTTCGCTGATTTTTAAATCGCCGTAATTTTTAATCCAATCTTTAAAACCTTCACGCATAGCCTTAGGTACTATTACATTTCTTAAATTAATTCTATACTGATATTTGTTATACGGATAATTGTTAACGATTTCGTTCGTAGGATTGCTTAAAAGATAATTCAAATGTGTTGAATCCTTTGGCCATGATATATCGTATAAACTATCTTTGAATACCTTGCACATATCATTAAAAACTTCTTGGTTATTAAAATAAAATCCACATGTATCGCTTTCTAATCTCATAGTAAATTTCACACCAGAATTAGCAATTTTTTCTTTGTAAGTTAACACTTTGTAAATTAAAAATCTACTTTCCCATGTTCTTCTCATTCTACGATTTTCGATATCAGCAACAATAGCACTAGGTCTATACTTCATAGATTGCACATATTCTTTGTAGGATTCTACTTTGAAAAGATTAGCAATATGCTCTGCGTCTGGATATCTGATACCAGAAATATGCGGGCAACGTATTGTTACCCTGTATGCATATTTTCCGAAAAATAGTTTATGAGTGTGATTCGCGTTCAAGTTCTTGCCCTGGAGTTTCTTGCATAAAGTTTTCGATTGATAGTTTTATTTTGCCATCAACTACATCTACAGTGACTTTACCTCCACTGACAAGATCACCAAACAATACTTCTTTACTCATTGGTTTTTTGATGTCTTGATCAATTACACGTTGTAATGGTCTCGCACCCATTTTCTTATTGAAACCTTTCTTAATCAAATGCTCTTTTGCATTATCTGTTAGAACAATAAAGATACCTTTATCTTTAACAAGATCGTTTGCTTCTTTAATAAACTTATCAACAATTAATGAACATGTTGTTTTTTCAAGTTTATCAAACTTAACAATACCATCTAGTCTGTTACGGAACTCTGGTGCAAAGAAATCATTTACTGCGTTATCATCTTCGCCTTCACGTTCTAAGTTACCAAATCCTACACCGTTCTTTTCCATTTCTCTAGCACCTAAGTTACTAGTCATAATAACAATGGCGTTACGTGCATCTGCTTTTTTACCATTTGAACCTGTAACAAATCCATTATCCATAAGTCCTAGCAAAATATTAGAAACATCTTTGTGTGCTTTTTCAATTTCATCTAACAACAGTACACAGTTAGGAGATTCTTGTAGTTTAGTAATTAACTGTCCTGCATCTTCTTCAAAACCTACATAGCCTGGAGGAGCACCGATAAACTTAGCAACTGAGTGCTTCTCTTGGAATTCACTCATATCAAAACGCACCAGTGTTGTACCCATTTCTTGTGCAAGTACTTTTGCTGTTTCTGTTTTACCACAACCAGTAGGGCCAACGAACAAGAAAGAACCAATTGGTTTATTAAGTGATTTTAATCCTGCTTGGGCAATAAAAATTTTATCAAGCAAACTGTCGATGGCTTCGTCTTGTCCGTATACACGTTTCTTCATGTTACTGTCAAGATCACGCATACTTTCGCTATCTTTACTTGCAACTTGTTCTAGTGGCAAGTTTGTCATTTTGCTTATTTCAAAAACAATCTGATCATGATCAATAACGCCGCCTTCTATATCTTGAATTTTATATCTAGCACCAGCACGGTCAATTACATCAATTGCTTTATCAGGTAGTTTCTTATCAGCCATATATTTTACTGAGTACTTGACAGCATTTTCAATTGCTTTTTCTGTAATAGTAACGCCGTGATGTTTTTCGTAGTATTTCTTAATACCTTTAAGGATATCAATTGTTGTTTCCTCATCTGGTTCATTAACCGTGACACGTTGAAATCTACGCATCAACGCACGATCCTTTTCAAAGTGTTTGCGATATTCTTCCCAAGTAGTAGAAGCAACAACTTTAATTGTTCCTTTACTTAGAGCAGGCTTTAGCATGTTAGCCATATCGTTTGCTTGACCTTGCCCACCGCTACCTGCACCATTAATCATGTGTGCTTCGTCGATGAATAAAACTGAATTCTTTTTCTTCTCTAGTGCATGTACAACCATTTTAAGTCGTTCTTCAAAGTCGCCTCTGTATTTGCTACCAGCGACCATAGCACCAATATCTAATGAATAAACTGTACTACCTTTGATAAATTCAGGCACGTTATCGTTTACAATTTCTACAGCAAGTCCTTCAGCGATAGCAGTTTTACCAACACCAGGATCACCAACTAACATTACATTGGCTTTTTGTCTACGTGCTAGAATAAGCACAGTTTCCTCAATTTCTTTTCCACGTCCAATAACAGGATCAATTTTTCCTGCTTTTGCTTTTGCTGTAAGATTTGTACAAAACTGACCAATGATTCTTTCTAGTTGACTTCTGTTGTAGTCTGCACTAGCCGCTTCTCCAATAACTGCTTCTGTTTCGATAAAGTTACTAAACTTCTCTTTATCAATATTGTATTTTTTCATTAAGAAACTACTGTATGATTTCTTTTCATTTAGTATTGAAAGAAAAACATCGCTTGGACTAATAGTAGTTCTACCACTAAACAGTGTTTGTGTAAATGCACGATTAAGCACACGTTCTAGTGCTTGTGTTTTAGTAGGACGACCTTTTCGGTTGGTATTAACGATATCGTCTAGTTTAGTTCCAATAAACGTTGAAAGGTCTTTGCTCATCTCTTCGATGTTAGCACCAAACTCTTCCAACACTGATTTAAATTCTTCATTTAATACTAGAGCATAGGTAAAGTGTTCTACTGTTACGTATTCGTGTTTAGCCTCTTGTGCTAATTTGATTGCTTTTTCAAAAATTGTTTCTAGTTGTGAATCAGGCTCAAGCATTTACAAGTCCTCGTTTCTTAAATTTATCTGCACGTTTTGTGGCCATATCCCATTTTAGTTTACTTGCTCTGTCCTTGTATGTAATACCTAGCAAATGATCAAGTTCATGTAGATAACATCTTGCATCATATTCTTCGATCTTACCAACCTGTTTTTCACCTTTTTCATTATAGAACTCTGCAACAATCCATTTAGGTCTGTTTAATTGTACATAAATGCCTGGAAAACTTAAACAACCTTCCCAGTCTAGTGTTGTTTCTTTACTTGCTTCGAGTACTTTAGGATTGATAAAGATTGCACTTTTTTCAGGTACATGTTTGCTACCCATTACAAACACTTGTGCATCAATGCCTACTTGATTAGCACTTAATCCTACGCCATCGCTGGCATACATAATATCAAGCATATCTTTTTTAACTTCTAAAATATCCATATCAGGATTTTCAAAGTCAAATGGTTTAACTTGTTTGTTTAAAAATTCGTCTGGGTAATAAATTAAATTCATTGTTTTCCTTTAATCTTAGTTATCATATCTAGTTGTTCAGGGGTTAGGTCTTTTGGAATACTCGCTTGTATTTTAATATATAAATTACCATAACCATTTCCATTTAGTATAGGCATGCCTAATCCGCCCATGCTGTACGTTGTATTTGGCTGTGTGCCATATGGTACATTTAGGCTGTAACTTTGACCGTTTAAATGTTCTACTTTCACTTTAGTACCTAGTATAAGATCAAACACGTCAACTGTCAAGTCTTTTTGTAAATCGTTTCCGACTCTTTTATAACCTTTTTGATCATGAATAGTTACAGTAACATGCAAGTCACCTGGAGGAGCACCTTTAATACTTTGGTCTCCTAATCCTCTTAATCTAATAGTTTGTCCATGATCAATACCTTTTGGTATCTTAACATCAAGTGTTCTTGTTCCACCTGTTGGCATAGGAATTTGAATAGTAACCTCATGTCCATGATATGCTTGATCTAAACTTATTTGCAGATTAGTTCTTACATTATGGTTTCTATTTCTATTTCTTCTTTGAAACCCACCTGGACCAAAAATAATTTCTTCACCGTCAATCCCTCCCATTCCCTGTCCAAACATTTGGCTAAACATATCCTCAAAGTTTCCAGCATTAAATCCCTGTTGTCTAAAACCTTGTTGTTGAGGATCAGTAGTACCAAATTGATCGTACATTTGTTTCTTTTCGGGATCAGTTAGTGTTTGGTAAGCCTCGTTTAATTCTGTAAACACTTTATGGTCACCTCCCTTGTCAGGATGATGCTTTGCCGCAAGTTTACGGAATGCAGTCTTTATTTCTTTTTCAGAGGCATTACGGGAAACACCTAAACGTTCATAATAATCCATAGTAGTATTATATACTTAGTTTAGGTATTTGTCAATGATTATTTGTCGGATTTTTTACTAGATCCAGTATATAGACCAAACCATGCCGCGCCAGCACCAACTACAATACTAACCAAACCTGATTGTTCCATAGTAGGGTTTGGAAGTTCCATATACCAAACTACAACTTTATATAGTAAAACAATGTAAGTTGTAATAAAGACACGAGGAAAAATTCTCCAACTGTCGACTGCTCGTGCTAAATGAATTAGTTTAGCATATGGATTAACACCTAAGTCTTTTGCAGAAGCATCAACATCTAATTCTAGATTAATTTTTCTTTTTGTTGTCTCGGAGCCAACATTAACTTCAATTGCTTTACCTGCTTTGATCTTTTCTTGTTCAGTTTTTAAATCACTCATTTTGTACCCTCTCGTTTAATATATGTATTTATTAAAAATCGCAGGTTATTTGGCCCCTGGGTACTATTTTTTCTGTAATAGTCTGACCTTTAGTGTTAAGTTCAGCACCGGGTTTTAAAGCACAAGTGGTTTTAGTGGAACAACTACTTAGAATCAGTAGCGTCAGTATTATCGCCGCCCTCATAATACTTTCTATATTGATCTAGTGTAGCACCTTGCTTGATCATGTATGCACGGATTTGTGCAAAGTTTTTAGCAAGTGTTTCATAGTCATCATCGCTTAAACCAAACAGCACAGGATCTTTACCTTGCTCTTTCATTTTAGCAAATACTTCTTCAGCATTTTCAGAAGTAATAATGATGAATTTTAGTTCCTCCATTTTAGGAGTTTCTGGATCTGGGAGATTCAGAGGTGCTCTTTCTACTTCTGTCTTGAAAATGTCTAACTTAGATACCGTACTACAACTAGTAAGGAACGTAGTTAGGATTAGCAATACTAGGACACTCTGAATTGATTTCAGATTTCTTTGTAGCATTTCTCTCTTTCTCCGTTAGTTCTGCACCCATAGCAATTTCTACACATCTCATTGCTTTTTTAGATGCATTGTTTATAATACGTTCTACTGCACGATCTTTTTCAATAGCAAGTTTGCCAATATCTCTTACTTCGCCCTTGCCGTTAATTTTATTGAAACGTTCGTCAAGTGCGTTAAACTCTGCGGTAAGCACTCTGTTTTTTTCTTCAAGTTCTCTATTAGCCTCGAGTATAGCAGTAAAATCTTTTCTTTGCTGTTCAATAACAGCCTGTTGTTCAGACACACTGTCTAACAGTTTAGCGTTATTTGCTTCACTAGTAGCAAGATCACTTTTAAGTGTTTTTACATACATGAAACCACCGCCAGCACCTGCCAACATAATTAACACCATTGCAATTTTAATTGAACCGAACATTTTATCTTCCCTGTTTACAAACTTCTATAACAATCGTTTTACCATCACCGTCTACAAATTCTTTATATAGTGGGCCTTCGTGTTTTTCGTGTCCGCAGTTTTTACAGGAGTTGCTCATACCATCTTAAGTGCGGCTTCTGTAGTTTCTTCTACTCTGCGTGTCCAACCTCTACCAAATGTAGAAAAAGTTGATAAAGACTCGTAGTATTTCTGACGGTCTGCTTGATATGTTTTAATTGTTTCTTCTACACCGTGTTCATCAACATAATTGTTTAATGCTTTAAGTGTGTTAGGACCAATTCCGCCATCTGCTACTGTACCAATCTGTCTTTGTAGATATTTTGCGGCTCTTCCTGGACCAGCATTTACAGCAAAATCAAATACACAAAGATCTAATCCTGATGGAAGATCATCGCCTTTAACTTTGCCCCAATAATTTTTTTCGTAAATAGGAGCAACATCTTCAACTAAAAGATCTTTCATATCTTTAGTTCCGCCCCATTCTTCGTAAACTCTTTTTGTTACACCCAAGTTAGTTTCGCCACCTGGATCTTTTGGATGGTTTACATATCCACCTTCATGATGTAAAATCATCTCTAATGATGCTTGATAGTTCTCTTTAGCCATATTATTTCCTTTTCAATACTTTAGTTCTTACACCGTTCGTAAAGAACAAGTTTTCATCTATTTTGTATATGTTATAGTTACCAAAGTACTTTGTAAGCCACAGAACTTCTGACATTGACTCTTCGTCCAATTTAGTTGCACCTACAAATCTTCCAGTAATTTCTTCAGTTGTGCCTTCGTCGACAATTTCCATTCTGACACTACCACTTGCATGTCTTTTAAATTCTACAATATTGTCAGCCACATGTTTTTGTTCAGTTGCACCTTTATTGAAGAATCTATCTAATTCTCTTTGTTTGTATCCTTCAATAAAACTGTTGTATGTTTCCTTATCTACTGGAACTTCTAATTCTTCTGTGAATGGTTTACTTTCAACTTCTTTATAGTATCTGTATTTCCATTCGTCGATTCCTGTCAACTTTTGTACGTCATCAAGAATTGTTTTAATATTTTTACCTAAGTATCTGTTACGTTCAAGTTCGACAAATACATCGTATTTTCCTCTACGGTTTTCGCCTGAACTTACATCTGCATCTAAAATAAAAGGATATCCTTTTTCAATAAAACTCATTAGGTCTTTAGCAGGTTCTTGATCAGTAACTTCAAATGCAAGTACTGATACATCTTCATCTTTACCCATTTTTGATTTGTATGAATCAATAGTAAAGATTTCGTTTACAAAGTTTTTTAAATCTTTAGATTTGAGAGAGGTCATTCTGTTGCTCCAAGTCACTATCTGCTGTTGCTTGTACTTCAGGCTGTGTTGCTACCTGATCCATGTCGCCATATAATTGTTCGTCAACGCTTCTTAAATATCCTTTGTACATATCAAACAATAAACTCTTAGGCATTTCAACATTTACAATCCAAATAGGATGTCTGTCAATTTTACCTTTTTTAGTACCTGGACGATAATCGTCTGGTGTTTTGATTTTTCTTGGTTGCATTAAGAAGTCTTTTTTGTATGAAACTTTACAGTTGTAATCTAGCAATCTTTCTCCTGCTTTAGGGTTTGGCATTTTATCTCTAGGCCACATAAAACTGCAACTCACAGTATGCCTATTAACAATAGGACCTTCACATAACTCGCCATCTTGCCAGTTTTCAAACACATACATATCTAATTCATCCATTACACGCTCAAAGTCTTTAAGAACCCTTAGTGTGTTATTAGACTCGTATATGCCCTTGATATTTTCGATTACTTGTACAACGTCATACATAATTTGTTCTCCACATTTATTTATCGTATTCGTGACCAATAAAAAAATTATGTTATACGTTTAAAACTGCATTTATTTGTTAAATACTTTTGCAGTTGGGCACTAAAACCTTAAAGGAGGTCAATATTGTCTAGAGCAAAACGTAAAGAGCGTAGAAGTAATAACGTAATAGATTATAACAACTATGCACACAAAAAACAGGAAGTTTCCATACTTCCACGCAACATTAACCAAGAAACTTACTTAGAAACACTAAAAGATAGGAAAAAAGACATTGTATTTGCAGTAGGTCCTGCAGGTACAGGTAAAACCCTATTAGGTGTCATGATGGCTATTAAGGAGTTCAAAGACAAACAGGTAGATAAGATCGTGATTACACGTCCGGCTGTAAGCGTAGACGAACAGCACGGTTTTTTACCAGGAACACTTGAGCAAAAAATGGAACCATGGACTCGTCCAATTTTTGATGTTTTTGGTGAGTATTTTTGGAAACATGAAGTTAAAGGTATGCTTGAAGAAGATATTATAGAAATATCACCACTTGCTTATATGAGAGGTAGAACATTCAAAAATGCTTTTATTATTGCGGACGAGATGCAAAATGCAACACCAAGCCAAATGAAGATGCTTTTAACCAGAATAGGTAAAGGCTCTCGTATGGTAGTTACAGGAGATCTACAACAAGCGGATCGAATGAATCATAACGGCTTACTTGATTTTTGCAATAAAGTTTCACCAAGACAATTACAACGTTTAGCGGTTTGTAATTTTGATAAAGGAGATGTAGAACGACACGAAGTAGTTAAAGAAGTTTTATCCATCTACGGAGAAGATTAATCTTTTCCGCCAGGATTTTTAGAAAATAGTTTGGTTTTGTCCAACTGCATACTAAACTTTTCGTAATCCGGCATAGGATCTTTTGCTTCAGTAATATTAGGCCAATTACCTGTCGTTGAAAAATACTCGTTGTGTTTATACCACGGGTCGTTTACATCGTCTGTCTGATAAATTGCTTCTTCAGGACATTCTGGAATGCACACTCCGCAGTCAATACATTCTTCAGGATTGATTACTAACATATTTTCACCTTCGTAAAAACAGTCCACCGGACATACATCTACACAGGTTGTGTGTTTACACATTATACATTTGTCATTTACTAAGTGTGCCATATTATGCTCCTACCCAATTCCATACACCTCTTACTGCTAATAATAGATACATTAATTCCATTAATGCTCTAGGTATATCTTTATCTTTAACTCCCATCCAAATCCAAATACTACAAGAAACTAGTGCAACTGACCAACCTAACCATTGTACATCAGGGTTACCGCCGCTTAGTGTAAATGCACTGACCATTGCTAGTATAAATCCTAACCAACGCCAGCCATCTATCTTATGGTAGTATCTTATCTTCAGATTATTCCTTTCCCAGCCTTGCTAACTTAATAAGTGTAGCACTCATGTTTATTTCTGGATCAGCAACAAATGAATGATCTACTAGTCCTTGTTTTAAAATTAATACTGCTTGATCCTGTTTGTCTTCTTCTTTAGCAAATACATCAAGATTATCATAGCACCAACGGAAAATATCTTCCATTTCTTCTGGTCTTGCTTGACTACAGACAAGTTTACGTGCTTCTTGAATCTTACCTGCTTTAAACAATTCTACCATTTCAACTTTGTAATCACTTTCGCCTGTGTCACCTTTTTGTGGCGGAAGTAATTTACCTGTTGTACTATTCATCTGACACATATTAATACACTTACGCATATCAGGATATGTTGCTTTTACAAACGTATCAAGTACATCTAGATCTGGTTCAACACCTTCTTCTAGCAGGATAGTGGCTATACGTGCTGTGAACTCTGTTTGATCAACATTTGTAATATGAAACCCTTGACAACGTGAATGAATCGCTGGAATAATTCTGTTAGGATAGTTACACGTCAAAATAAATCTGCTTGTAGTATGATATTCCTCCATAACACCACGTAATGCCGCTTGTGCGTTAGGCGACAAATAATCAGCCTCATCTAGTAGCACAACCTTAAAGTCACCAAATGGAATCATCTGTACAAAGTTAACAATCTTATCACGAACATCTTCTACAGAGTTTGTACGTGATGCGTTAATCTCTAGTACATCATATTCATTAACTTCCAGTTCATTTAGCAATACTTTTGCTAGTGTTGTCTTACCTATACCTGCGTGTCCACTAAACAGCAAGTGTGGAATGCTTTTGTCTTTTACCCAACCGTTTACTTGGTCTTTTTGTGCCTTGTCTCTAAAAACATAGTCCTTTACTTCTTTAGGACGATATTTTTCTACCCATAAATCTTTAGCCATTTTGTTCTATCCTTTTTCTTAATCCACTTGTACTAAATGAATGTTGTCTTTTATTATAGTATATTTCTATGCCTTTGTCAACACATAATTGCTTACCTGTGAACTGTTTGGTTTTATATTCTTCACCAATAAATCTTACATCAATATTATATGTTAGCAGTATGTCTATTAGATCTTTTTCAGTTTCGTACGGTATAATTTGGTCAATATACTTACAGCCTTCTAATTGGACATAACGTTCAAATGTGCTTTGGATAGGTTTATTCTTTTCAGGTCGATCAATTGTTGGATCTGTTTGTAATCCTACCATCATATGATCACAGTTTTCTTTTGCCTCTTTGAGCATTGCAACATGACCACTATGAAATAGATCAAAAGATGAAAATGTTATTCCGATTTTCATTAATGTAGTGTCCTATTTTGCATGTCATCTTCAAACAAACGATCCCATATTTCTTCTAGCATTGCGTAATAGTCGTCATCGTCAAGATGTGTTCTGTATATCTTGAGAGCATTAGCAAATAGATAACTAGCAACCAACAACTGATCGTTGTTTTCGTCATCTAAGAGTTTAGCCACGACTTCACTAACAGTTTCATAGAGTTCGTCGTCTTCTAAATAATCATTGTCTTCATTACTCATTTTACTATTTTAATACCAATTGAGAAATTTGTCAATAGTTTTTTAGTTTACTCTTTGCCAAACATTATCAGGTGTAAACTTAAAACTGCCTTTACACTCCCAATAAGGTACACGTTCTGGTTCAATAATACTCAAGAACAATTTTTCGTCAGCACCAACATAAAGATGATATACTTTTCCTACTACAGGAATAAAAGCATACTTGGAATTGTATACTAGTTCAGTATCTTCTGCTGTTTGTACTAGTTTAAAGTATTCTTGTTTTAATTGATCGAATTTAGATTCGAGATAGTGAATAGCATTTGTACCACGTTCATTTTTGTGTTTAAGAACGTCAGGTACTGTAAATGCTGGTGCTCCTACATTGGTGGGGTATGGTAGCGACTGTGGATTGTCCGCTACCATGTCAGGCTTCTTAGAGATCGCCTTCTTTTCTGTTTTCTGAGTAGTGGACATCAAATTCGCCACCTGGGTAACGTGCTTTTAATTTGTTAACATTCTCTGCTACAACTTCATTAGGATCGAGACCCAATGCCCGGCAACTATTAATCCAATACCACATAATATCGCCAAGTTCTCGTTTGCAATGAAAGACAGTTTCATCATCCATTGGTTTACCTTGGAAGATACATTTTTTAACAATTTCACTAAACTCTCCTCCTTCTGATGCAATACCAATTGCACCTGTTAGTA